CGATCCGAAGAACCTGGCCAAGATGGTTGCACGCTTACCGGCAGGGTCCTACAGCAAGGCGGTCTGGATCATCAACAACGACGTGCTTCCGGCACTATTCACCTTGACACTGGGCAACTATCCGATCTATCTGCCCGGAGGTGCCAGCGTTGGCGGTTTGCAGGTCAGTCCATATGGCCTGCTGCTCGGTCGCCCGATCCTTGTCTCACAGCACGCCGCCAGCTTTTCCAGCCAGGGCGATGTAATCCTCGTCGATTTGTCCTACTACCAAACCATCACCAAGGCGGGTGGCATGCAGACGGCGACATCAATGCACCTGTACTTCGATGCGGATCTCACGGCCTTCCGTACGACCTTCCGCATGGATGGCCAATCAAAGATCGCAGCGGCAATCAATCCGGCGAAGGGCAGCAACACCCTTTCGCCTTACGTCCAACTTGGCGCTCGCTAACCCGGATCAGGGGATGCCAGACGGCGTCCCTTCCTTCCATCATTAATAGGAGAAGTATCCCATGTTTCCAAATGCAAAAGGCAGCGAGACCGTTGCCGTTCTCGCCACCATCGATCCCGTCAGTCAAGCCGCTGGCAGCGTCACCACCGGCTGGGTCTCGGTGGTCAACTTTCACAACTTTCTCGCTACTGTCGAAACCGGTGTTCTGGGCGCATCCGCCACTGTCGACGCCAAAATCCAGCAGGCGCAGGACAGCAGTGGCACCGGCGCCAAGGACATTACGGGCAAAGCCATCACGCAGATCGTCAAGGCTAGCGGCGACAACAAGCAAGCCCTGATCAACTTCCGCGGCGAAGACCTCGATAACGCCAACGGCTTCGGCTACGTACGGTTGTCGGTCACCGTGGGTACAGCCGCCAGTCTGGTTGCGGCGCAATTGCTCGGTTTCACGCCACGCTTTGCCAGCGCGGACGCTTTCAACCAAGTTGCCGTCGCTCAGATCGTCTAGATCGGCTTGTTCGAAGTAACAGAGTTCGGGGCGCCACTGGGCGCCCCACTTTTTTGAGAGGCTGATATGCCCAAGGTTTTAAGATACTCACAGACATGGTTTGACTGCGACGCCGGGGGCAACAGCTATCCCAAGTATGCGGCTGGTCAGTGCTATCCGTTGCATGAGGATGCAGATCGCCATATCGCGGCTGGCATCGCCGAAGCGATTGATGTTCGCATTGATGGGGCGGATGCGGCAGACAAGGCAGAAAAAGCGCAGGCCAAAGCCGATGCAGCTCTGGCGGCCGCCGGTCAGGCGCAAGACTTGGCAAACCTTGCCGTTGCCGCTGAAGAGATTGCTGTGCGATCTGGTTCAGAAGTTTCGACCGTCTAGTAAGTCATGCCGCTCCAGCGCATAACCGCACCATCCATTGAGCCGGTCACTCTGGCCGAGGCCAAGGCCCATTTGCGTGTTGATTTTGCCGACGACGATGCGCTGATTGCTGCATTGATCGCCGCCGCACGGCTCCACGCTGAAATGCTGACTGCGCGCAGTTTTATCACGACGCGCTGGAAGCTCATTCTCGACTGCTTTCCGGGCCCGAGCCTGATCGGCGTTCCCTATGGCGAAGCATTTACGCTGCCGGGCCACGCTATCTTGCTACCCAAGTCGCCGGCTGCGTCTGTCATCAATATTCAGTATCTCGATATGGGCAGCGCGCTGCAGACGATGCCAAGCACGGATTACGTGGCTGACCTGGCCTGCGAGCCGGCGCGCATCACACCGGTATTTGGCAAGATTTGGCCAGTCAGTCTGCCCCAGATCGGCGCCGTATCCGTCACCTTTGACGCTGGCTACGGGGCCACAGCAGATACCGTACCAGAAGGTATCAAAAGTTGGATCAAGCTGCGCGTTGGCAGCCTCTACGAACACCGCGAGAGCGTTGCCCTGCTGGCGCGCGGAAAGATCGAGCCGCTGCCGTTTATCGATGGACTGCTAGATCCGTATGAGGTGGTCACGCTATGACTATCGGGCTGCGAGCAGGCGATCTGCGCCGCCGAATAACGATCCAGCAGCGCAGTGCATCGATTGATGCCGTTGGCGGCCAATCGATCAACTGGAATGACGTGGCCACCGTGTGGGCATCCATCGAGCCGTCGGCTGGTCGTGAATTGATGACGGCCCAGAAAATGAATATCGATAACCCGGCGACGATCACGATCCGCTGGCAATCATCGTTTGCGGACCCGAAAGCGGTGGCAGCCATGCGGGTGATCTACGGATCCCGGATCTTCAATATTCATTCAGCCGTGAATCAGGACGAGCGTAATCGCGTCCTCGTTTTGCTCGCATCGGAAGGACTCAATGATGGGTAAAACGCAACATGTGGCTGGCCTCGCCGATCTCGCCGCCGCCTTGCGCGAACTTCCTCAGCGCATTGGTCGCAACGTGCTGCGTGGCGCGGTAGCCGCTGGCGCTGCTGAGATACGCAAGGACGCCAAGAACAAGGCGCCTCAATACACCGGGCGTATCGCAGACGGGCATCCGCCGCCCGGGACATTGAAGCGCGCGATCTATCAGAAGCAGATCAATGAGCTATCAGACGCTCAACGTCAGGTGTTCTTCGTCGGTGTGCGCCAAGGCAAGAAGTACCGCAAGCAGGGTAAGAAGGGTGACAAATCGCAGGACGCCTACTACTGGAAGTTCGTCGAATTTGGCACATCGAAGATGAGTGCTCGGCCCTTCCTGCGCCCGGCCTTCGAAGCTTCGAAACTTCAGGCCGTTGATCGCATACAGGAATACATGGCCGAGCGCATTCCCCGCGAAGTCGAAAAACTGCCGGGTGCCAGCAAGTGAGTATCGACGATCGCATTCAGGTGCTATTGAATCCGCTGGCCAGTGGAGGCGCATTTCAAGATATCGCGATACAGGGCGCGGTAACGCCTTACATCGTCTGGATGATGGTTACGTCGACCACGAATAACTCCCTGGCCGGTGCGTCGGATGTGCAGAACACACGGTTGCAGATCGATTGCTATGCAGCCACGCAGGCATCCCGCAAGGCACTGGCCGATTCGGTTGTCACCGCGCTGGCGGCGGCGGATTTTCAAAACGTGCAATTGACAAGCCAGAACCTCTATGAGCAGGACGTGAAGCTATTTCGCGCTCTGCTCGAGTTTTCCGTCTGGTCGGCCGGTTAGCCGAACCAACCCACCACCGGCCGCCTTCGGGCGGCTTTTTCATTTGGAGAAGGCGATATGACTTCGACTGCAATTTCTGCGCAGGGTTCGACCCTGCAAATTGGCACTGGCAGCGGCGGTGCCAAGACTATTTCTGGCATTGCCGTTGGCTATCCAACGATCATCACCTCGACTGCCCACGGTCTCAACAACGGCGACGTCGTCACGCTGGCCGCATTGACCGGCGCGGATGCGGCCCTGCTCAACGGGCAAACCGTCTCGATCTCAAATAAGACGGCGAATACGTTTGCCGTCAGTATCGACACCACTGGCAAGACGATTACTGCCGGCAGCGGCACGGCGACACCAACAACCTGGACGCAGGTGAAGAACCTGAAATCGTTTAGCGGCTTCGATGGCCAGGCCTCTGAACTCGATCGGTCGAACCTTGACAGTACCGCAAAGGAGTTTGTGCTCGGCCTCGTCGATTACGGTCAATTCAGCATCGACATCGATTACGACTATACCGATGCTGGCCAGGCAGCGCTGGTCGCCGCGCAGGTATCTGGTGCACTCAAGACCTTCAAACTGACGTTGCCCGACGCACACACCGCAACCTTTGCCGCTTATGTGAAGCGCCTGCCGGCAGCGGGTGGCGTCGATCAGATTGTCAAGCGCAACGGCGCGACCTTACGGATTTCCGGCACGATCACCTGGGCTTAAACCATGCTTGATAAAAACGCGATTCTTTCAGCACAAGACATTAAAACGGAAACCGTCACTGTCACCGAGTGGAATGGCTCGGTTGGAGTCCGTACGCTTTCTGCGACCGATCTACTCAGCTTCTGGGATTCGTGCCGTGATGCTGCGGGCGAACTCGTCCGTGACCGCGTGCAGCCAGCGCTACTGGCGCGCACCTTGGTCGGCGATGATGGCGCCCGGATCTTCAACGACGAAGACATCGGCGCGCTGATGACGAAGTCGGCTGGCGCGGTTGCCAAGTTGTTCGAAGCCGCACAGCGCTTGAACGGGCTTGGCGGCGCTGCGGAGGATGCAACAAAAAACGGGTAAGCCGGCCGGAGCGCCGGTTCCTGTTTCGCCTTTGCATACGGCTTGGGTATCCGCACCCAGATCATCTGCTCGCGCAAATCGATGCCCACCAGCTTGCCGAATGGCGTGCGTTCTATGACCTCGAACCCTGGGGCGAAATGCGCGAGGACTTCCGGGCCGGGCAAGTATGCGCGACGGTTGCCAATTACGCCGGGAAGATGCGCGGCGAAGGTGTCAGCCCGGCGAATCCTGCTGAGTTTATGCCGTCACTGAGGGAACTTAGCCACTCACAGGACGGCAGGCCAATCTTGCTGCCTGACCGCAAAGCCCACGCGGCACTGCTGCGCAAAACCATTTTCAACAAGGACGACTGACCATGTCGCAAGACTTCGGCACACTGGGTCGGCTGGTGGTTTCGCTTGAAGCGAACCTCGTGCAGTTTGAAGCCGGGCTCAACAAGGCCGAATATCAAATGCAGCAGTTCGGCGAGCGCATGGACACCCTTACCAGCAAGGCAGGGAGTGCGTTGAAGGGGCTTGCGGCAACCGCTGTCGCAGCATTTACCTTCGATGCCATCGTCAGCGGCGTCGAGACGGCAATCGCAGCAGCGGCTGAGCTGGAACAGATGTCACAGAAAGCCGGCGTCTCGGTCGAGGCGCTATCCGGCTTGAAGTCGGCAGCGAAGCTATCCGGCACGGCGCTTGAAGAAGTCGTAAGCAGCCTGCAAAAACTCGACAAGGCCATGATCGAGGCCGAATCAGGCAGCCAGAAGCAGGCCTCGACATTCAAGGCGCTCGGTATATCGATGTCTGATCTGAAAACCTTGTCTCCCGATGAGGTCATGCTCAAGGTCGCGAAGTCCCTCGACCAGGTGCAATCGGGCAGCGAGCGCGTCGCCGCAGCCCAGATCCTCTTCGGCAAAGCTGGCGCAAATTTGCTGCCGATGTTGCATGACTTGGCGACTCAGGGAGAAATCGTCGCCAAGGTGACCACCGAACAAGCCGCAATGGCTGATCAATATGAGCGGTCATTGATCGCACTCGACAGTCGTAAGAAGGCTCTTTACAACACGATCGCCATGGCATTGCTGCCGACGATGGTCGATGTCGTCGATGCGTTCTCGAAGTCGGACTCGGTCGTCGGCCGATTGAATAAGACGGCAAAGGACCTCGCTGCCGATAACACGATCCAGAGTTGGGCACGCACTGCCGCGACCGGCGTGGCGTTCGTCGTCGATGTCTTCGACGGTCTCACTCGCGTCGTCCAGATCGTTGGCAAGGCCATCGCTGCAACCGCGGCCGACGTGACCAGTTTTGTGGGGGGATTTGCGGGGCTCGGAATTACGTTCAAACAGGGCGGTCTTGATGCCGTTAAGTCGCAGATTTCGGGTGCATTCTCCGAAATCAAGTCGCATGGGGACGAGTTTTCCAAAGACCTTGATGCGATTCTCGGTAAGCAATTTTTCAGCGACAAGCTGGCCAGCGAATTCGCCGCGCGTGATGCAGGGCAAAAGACTCCGACCGAAAAGCCGCGCAATGTCGCACTTGGCCTGGGTGAGAAGGTCGGCAATGGATCGAGCGCGTTTGAAAACTTCCTGCTCGAACTCGAACGCCAGGCAACGAAGTTGGAATCTGGACTCATCCCAGAGCTCACACTCAAAGCGCAGCAAATGGCAAGCAAAGAGGGTAAGGATGCCGTCCGCGCGGCACCCGGTATCGCTGCCGTACAGGCCGCCGAGGAAAAGAAATTTGCCGACCAGTACGTCGATAGCCTGAAAAAGCAATCCGAGGCACAGGACTTTAGCCTGCTGCTCGTCGGCAAGAC